ACCTGCAGGAAGTTTCGGTGGTGCGGCTTTTGCATTTGAGTATCGCAGCGATACTACAAGCGACAGTGATCCTGGGTCAGGTAAGATAGCATTTGATAATGTAAATCTTAGTTCAGTTACAGAATTTTATATAAGCACTTCTGACCTAACCAGTGAAGATGTAACTAGTTTCCTACAAACTATAGATGATTCTTCTAGTAATATCAAAGGGCATTTTAGTGTTCAGGCAGCGCAAACTTCAACGGTTTATACACTGTTTAGTATAATAGGAACACATACCGAACATGCAAATTATTTCACTATTCCTGTAGCATACATATCAGGTAATACATCAATTACTAATAGCTGGCCTACCGTAGTCACTATGGCTAGGACAGGAGATAGAGGTGATACTGGACCGCAAGGACCACAGGGTCCCCAAGGGCCACAAGGACCAAGTGGTGCTAATGGTACAATTGGTATAGACGGAGTTACTGGACCACAGGGTCCACAAGGACCACAGGGAGTCAGCGGTCCACAAGGACCACAAGGACCTCAAGGTGTAACTGGACCACAAGGACCTCAAGGTGTAACTGGACCACAAGGACCAAGAGGCGCTACAGGTCCACAGGGACCACAAGGTGTACAGGGACCACAAGGTGTACAGGGACCGACAGGACCACAGGGATCTACAGGGAATACTGGTCCACAGGGACCACAAGGACCGACTGGGCCAAGCGGGACACAAGGTGAAACTGGTGCATTTGGTGGATCAAGTTTCTATTATCAGTTCGACACAGCCAATAATAATTCAGATCCAGGATCTGGTTATCTAAAATTAAATTCGGGAGCATTATCTAGCGCCGGTATTATCTACATTTCAAAATATGATGCGGATAGTAATGATATCTCTAGTTTCTTGACAACCATAGACAATAGCACCAGTGCTATTAAAGGTTATGCCAAACTTGCCGATGCTACTACAACTACTAATTTTAGTTTTTATTCTATTAATGCTGCTAGTACAAATTATACAACATATTATTCTATTCAATTAAGTTGGTTATCGGGAACTGTTAACAGTTTTTCTGCTAACGAAGTTGTCGCTATAACTTTTGCTACCAACGGTAATAGAGGTGATGCTGGTCCTCAAGGACCTCAAGGACCAAGCGGACCGAGCGTAACAGGGGCACAAGGACCGCAGGGTGTCGTAGGCCCTCAGGGACCTCAAGGACCACGTGGTGCAGACGGAACAAGTGTTACCATACAAGGTACTGCTACAAACTATACCAGTCTACCAGGTTATCCTAGTTCTTACGGTGGTAATAGCGGTGATGGATATCTAACCGATGACGGTCATTTATGGATATGGACAGGTTCAGCTTGGTCTGATGCAGGAGAAATTAGAGGTCCTACAGGTGTACAAGGATACACAGGAGCACAAGGACCGCAGGGTGTAACAGGCCCACAAGGACCACAAGGACCGCAGGGATCAACTGGTCCACAAGGACCTACAGGTCCGAGAGGTCCACAAGGTGTCAGCGGACCGCAAGGAACTACAGGGCCAAGCGGAGCCACAGGTCCACAAGGACCGCAAGGCCCACAAGGACCCAGCGGACCTACTGCTGTCACTGCTAATACTGCTACAAATTTAGAAAATGGCACAGCCTATCAAATCCCATATCAAACAGGTGCAGGAGCTACCAGTTTCTTTGGCCCAGGAACCGCTGATCAATTTATTAGAGCAAGATCTACAGGTCTGCCTTATTGGTCTTCAACTGGCAGTTTCTCCGGTGGAACAGGAGATCTTACCAGTGTAGGTGCTCAGAGCCTTATAGTTTCATCAGGTGGGTTAGGAGTTACAGGTGATAGTTATTTTGCTAATGGTGTTGCTTTAGGTGGTACCCTTTCTATAAATGACACGACCTCAAACACTGGCACCAATACAGCCAATTCTTTCTACACAGCAGGCGGTGCTTGGATCTCTAAGGAACTATCTGTTCACGGGAATGCACTATTCAATGGCAAAGTTACATTTGCTGGAACAGCTACTTACGTATATTCAACAAACACGGTATTCACAGATAATCTATGGAACATGCACGTTCCTCCAGGTTCTGAGGGAGGTAATCATACATGGACCACAGACGACGGACAAGACATTGGCTTTATCTTCCATTATTACAAAGGCAGTGATAAGGACGCATTTTTAGGATGGGCCAATGACACCGGATACTTAGAATTTTATAGTGAAGGCTCTGAATCTAATGGTGTTTATGTTGGCACAACCTATGGAACTTACAAAGGTGCAGGTGCCCTATATGTAGGCACCACAGGAGCAAGTAGTACAAATACTGGTGCTCTACAGGTACGTGGCGGTGCTGGCATCGCGGGTGGTTTGGTAGTAGGCACTGTTGTAACAGCTACAACATTTGTAGGGGATCTAACTGGAACTGCTAATGCTGCAACTAATGTAGCAGGAGGTACCGCAGGACAAATCCCATATCAAACAGGAGCAGGTGCTACATCATTCGCCGGTCCAGGAACTGCTGGACAGATCCTAGTCAGCGCAGGTACAAGTGCGCCAACTTATACTAACACAGGAAGTATATATGTAGGTAATGCTGCTACAGCCAACATATTGAATTCGGGTAATACTTCTACTCAGCAAGTAGGTTTCGCGGCCACAGCAGGAATATTATTAGCAGCAAATACATCGACTCAACAGGTCGGTTTAGCTAAGAACATTCTATCCGGTAGTGTAGGACAAATACCCTACCAGAGTGCTGCGAATACCACAGCATTTATAGGACCGGGTTCATACGGTCAATTCTTAATGAGTGCAGGATCTAATGCCCCTGTATATACATCAACACTGACACTGTCGGGCAGCAACATTATTATAACCAGCAATACAGCAGCAAGTTCAACGATTACAGGTGCTTTACAGATAATAAATGGTGGTCTAGGAGTTGGTGGTGATATTTACGCCGGTGGTAAAGTTCAGACAACCGGATTGTATGGAACTGGTTTGAACAGTGCAAATAATTTTGTTTGGCAGTATAATTCTGGAAACCCTGGATATGGTATAAGTTATTTTGAATCTTCCCCAGATTACTTGAAGATAGATGTAAGTGGAAACTTGGTAACTGGCACACCAGATTTTCAAGTCAGTCCGGATGCCGCCTATATTAACGGAAATGCTATATGGCATCAAGGAAATGATGGCACAACCAGTGGATTAGACGCTGATTTATTAGACGGCCTTAATAGTGCTTCTGCTGCTACAGCATCAACAATAGCAGCAAGAGATGCCAGTGCTGATTTATATGCTAGAAGATTTGTAGGTTCTGTTACTGCTTCAGGAAGTGGGGATAGTAACTGTCAGGTCTTTATGTCACAAGACTATAGCGGTTGGTCAGACTTATTTGCTGGAACACCAGGTAGCGCCAACGGTTGGGGAATATTTTGGGCTGGTAATCAAAGTGCTGCATATGGCACTAACGGAACTGGTGGTCCAGGTAATATATTCAGCAATAGCACAAATCCTAATGAATTAGTGCTGGTAGGTAATGGTAGAACAGATTGGACTATTCAACTATACGATGGTAGAGTATGGCAGCGCAGTCATTTCTATTGTGCAGGTGATGTAGTTACAAACTACTCAGACATAAGATTAAAAAATGTTATAGGACCTGTAGAAAATGCTGTAGAAAAAGTCAAGGCAATTGATGCATTTTATTATAGACCTAATGATAAAGCCAAAGAACTCGGGCAAGAGGATGAAGTTAAAATCGGTGTCAGTGCTCAAAGTGTTAAGGCAGTCCTTCCAGAAGTAGTTAAGCCTAGTCCTGTAAGTGTTGATTATGAAACAGTACAATATGAAAGGCTAGTTCCATTGTTAATAGCAGCCATACAGGAACAGCAACGTGAAATTGATGAGTTAAAACGTAGACTAGGAGGTCAGTAATGGCCTTTAAAGATAATAACACTATAATATTCGATTCAAATACAACCAATATTCCGCAACTCGCAACAGCAAGTTTACCAGCAAGTCCTGTAAAAGGTCAGATAGTTTATAATACTACCAATCGCAGGATGGAAATTTATGACAGCGATGCTGCTGTTTGGAAAAGTGCAGAAGATATAAGACGTAGTGTGTTTTTAACTAGACAGACTATAACCACTGGTTATGTAATGGGTGGTTATCAAAATTCTAGTCCATGGCGTAATGTTAATCGAATGGTACATGCTACAGATGTCTGCACTAATCTAGGCGATCTTTTAAGCTATGCCGGGGCATATACCAGTGGTGTTTGCAGTATTAGTAAAGGTTTTTTATGGTCTACAGATAATAGCTTCCCTGGTAGTAGCACAACTACTAGTGCTTTTAATCTCGCTGCTGAAACCACAGCAGGAACAAGTAGCAGTTGGAATATAAAGGTTGGCAGAGAAGATCCTGCTACTATTTTTAATCAGTTAGAATGGGCATTTATCGTAGGCGGTGCTAATAGAAATGATGTAGATCAATTTAACTTAACTAATGAAACTATGCTTACACTAGTTTCACCTGCATCGGGTTTTGGATTAACTTATACTGGATATTACGATGGTACAGGCAGTTCAGGTATAAGCGGTGAAGAACATGCTTATGTATATGGTAATAATGGCGCAGGTAAGTTTGTGTTTAGCACAGGCATGGCATACAACATTTTATCTGGGGCATATCTTGCGACTCCTCCAGATGATAAAATTACAAACAATCTTTTTAGAATATATGCTCCGAACAAGCCAGGGGATCTAACAACTCATGCTCAACAAAAAGGAATTAATAGTAAAATAGGCAGAGGTTGGTTTGGTAACGAGGGTAGTTATAATGCTGGATATAACCTTCGTAGGATACAGTTTTCCACTGATAGCAGTTTAGGGACTGTGGCTAAACCCATAGGAAATACCGGAGAAGAAAACTTTGATATGGGACAAACAAAACAATATATGCTAGGCTGTTATGATGGAGCACAAAACAATAGAACCTGGAGATTTACTTACTCAACAGAATCCGGTAGTGAACTAGGAGCAGGATCGACTAGAACGGGTGTTCCTGGAGGGAGTTCTGGGCATTGCGTATGGAAATAATACTATGACACTTTATGTAAACAATACCAATGTTGGGGATTTAAATGGCCTACGTGTTCCTGTGTTAACAACAGCCACTCGACCAGCTAGCCCAGTTGACGGACAAGTGATTTATAATACTACTCTTAACAGAATGGAGATCTATGATTCAGGACTTTGGAAAAATGTAGTTGATTTAGAAACTGGACAAAGCAGACCATTCTTATACAGACAAATTATTACCACAGGATATGTGATGGGTGGGTATAAAGATTCTAGTCCATGGCGTAATGTGAATCGTTTAAATCACGCTACAGATGTATGCACTAATTTAGGCGACTTGCTCAGTCAACCAGGTGCCTACACTAAAGGATGTGTTAGTTTAACAAAAGGATTTTTATGGTCATGTACAACAGCATGGCCAGGGGCGAGCGTAACTACCAGTGCTTTTAACTTAGCAACAGAAACTTCCGCAGGCTTAAACACAAATTGGAATATGACTGTGGCCAGAGGGGATCTGAGTAACCTATGGAAAGAATTCTATTATGCTTGGACTGTTGGGGGATCCGGCGGATCTAATGCCATGGACGTTTTTAATATGACTACAGAAGTTATGAGTGCTTCTGGTGTTTCCAGCACGATTAATGATTCAGGAAGCGGCGGCACCCAAGGATTAGGATCATTTAGTGATGAACTTAAAGGATTTGCCTGGAATGACGGCACGGGAAACAAATTTACTTTTGCTACAGGCACAGGATCTAGTATAACTGACAACGGTGCGTCCAGTGTAAGAGGTGTTCATGGTCAACAAAAAGGTATTAGTTCTAAAGTAGGTAAAGGTTATGGTGGAGGAAATGGTAATTGGAATGGTGGATATGTTTTACGTCGTTGGAACTTAACCACTGAAACTTCAGCAGGAGCAGATGTTAACAAGCCTGTGGGAAATTGTGGTGAAGAAAACTTTGATATGGGACAGGAACGCCAGTATATGCACGGATGTTACGATGGAGCCCAAAACAATAGAGGATGGAAATTTACCTATGCTACAGATTCTGGAGTTGAACTTGGAGCAGGTTCTGTTAGAACAGGTGTACCAGGTGGTAGTTCGGGCGCTTGTGCATGGAAAGGATAACTGATGGCATTTTATTATAACACAACCAAGTATGCTGATAATGCAGGAATAAATGTTCCTACATTTACCACCGCAACTAGACCTGCCAGCCCAGTAGAAGGTCAAGTAATATATAATGCTACTGCTGGTGCAATGGAAGTTTTTATAGGAAATACTTGGAAACCTATTGATAACGAATCTCAGCCTTTTGGAACAGCCTTTACCTATAGACAAATTATAACAACAGGCTATGTTATGGGTGGTTATAAGGATTCTAGTCCTTGGCGTAATGTTAATCGTATGGTACATGCCACTGACGTAATGACAAATCTAGGCGATTTGTTAAGTTATGCGGGCGCTTATACCAGCGGTTTTTGCACAACAACCAAAGGATTTTTGTGGTCTACAGATAATACATGGCCAGGAACCAGCGTGACTACAAGTGCTTTTAATCTTGCAACTGAAACTAATGCAGGCACTAATACTAATTGGAACATGACAGTTTCACGTAATGATGTGGGTACTTTTTTTAAAGAACAGACTTATGCCTGGTTAGTTGGGGGTGGCAATTCTGGTATAGATTTTTTTAACGGCACGACAGAAGTTATGAGTGCTACTGGCCAGACCAGTATGAGTGGCGACAGTATGCAAAGTGGCGTAGCCACTATCAGCGATGAATTAAAAGCATTTGCCTGGGGAGATGCTACTCATAAATATAGTTTCGCAAGCGGTAGTACAATGACAGTCAATACTTCTGGAACTGTTAGCGGTAGTGGTAGTCAACAAAAAGGTATTAACAGTAAACTTAGTAGAGGATATTGTGGCAACGAAGGAACTTATTGCGGTGGCTATAATCTTAGACGTTGGAACCTTACTACTGAAGTAAACTTAGGAACTACAGGAAAACCTGTTGGTGATAGTGGCGAAGAAAACTATGATATGGGCCAAGATCATCAATATTTGATGGGCATGTACGATTGCACAAATGGACAAAATAATAGAGGATGGAGATTTAGTTATGTTACAGAAACCGGATACGAACTCGGTTCAGGATCAGTTAGAACAGGTGTCCCTGGGGGCAGTTCGGGACATTGTGTGTGGAAAGGTTAACATTCCCGCAGAGAGATTTAATTATACAGCAGACAAGTTAACGACAAATACAGGATTTTTAACAGAGCATCAAAAAAACCTAATAGCACAATCCTTAAACCAAAAATGGGTAGTTCCGGAATTTAAAGTAAAAAACTTCATTGGTAATGCGCAAATAACGCCATATGCTAAAATTAAGCAATATTTGTTAGAGTTAAACACTAGAGAAGCAGCAGTGGAGGGCATGGAGTATGAAGTTCAAAAGATATTTTTCGAAATAGAAGTTCAAGAGGAGCTAAAAGCAGAAACCGAGAGCGTTGCTCAAAAGAAACTTCATGATTTAGAAATTGTAAAGTTACAGAGAATGCAGCATAAAAGTATTATTAGGCTGCGTGATGCATATGTAGAACGTGATATGTATCTCAAATTAATAGATGAATTTAATGCTACACCAGAGGCATATCTGGAAGATGGTCGCAGGATCATGGATCTTATCGATGACCCTGTAGAAGCAGAGAAATTAGAAAGACATTATTGGACATTAAGGTTGGCCAAACAAACTGCATTAGATATGATAGCATATGGGCGTGCAGGAGTTGGCAACATGGAAGCAGTTAGTATGCTAGAAACTGATCAGCAATATGAGGTTATGCAGATAGCCTGTGATTATTTTGTCAGAAATGAAATGCGTACCAATAGCCTACTTAGCAATATAAATGAAAATATTCAAAAGTTAGGTTCATCTGCGCCTGTAACTGAATTGTCTAAACAATTATATCTATCACAGGAAGGAACTGGAGATGTACCTACTATTCAAATC